AGGCAACGGACAACTTTGGATTTGCAATTGATTTTGAACATTTTGATGATGGTTTGAAACGTAACCCAGTTACAGGAGTGGATGAATAGTAATGGTTAAAGCAACATTTGAGAAGAACATGGAAGACATATTTGATTTGCCTGAATCGAAGGTAAAAGAGGTACAAGGCGAGGTTTTGCCTCCAGAAGGCATGAAGGATGTGCAGTCTGAGAATGAAATCCAAGACGACTATAAAATCGCTAGAGAAAACCTACGTAGTATCATCAACAAAGGTAACACTGCGATAGATTCCTTGACTGAATTGGCAACTGCGAGTGAACATCCTAGGTCATTTGAAGCTCTCAGTGCCCTTATGAAAACGTGTGCTGATGCATCCAAAGACTTACTAAGTGTCCAACAACAGAAGAAAGATGTGCTCCAGACCGATAGTGAAGACCCTCAAAACGTGACCAATGCTGTGTTTATCGGTTCTACTAAAGAGTTACAAAAAATGCTGAAGGACCAGTCTGATGAGTAAATTCGGATACCTTGGAAACAAGAACCTCAAGAGGGAAAACGAACGGGTCGCCTTCACAGAGGAACAGATTTTGGAATACCAAAAATGTTCTAAGGATGTGGTCTACTTCATACAAAAGTACATCAAAATTATCAATGTTGATGAGGGTCTTGTGCCATTTAACCTATACGATTTCCAAGAGGAAACCATAAACGTTTTCAATACAAATAGGTTCGTGATATGCAAATGGCCCCGTCAGAGTGGTAAGTCTGTGACCACCCTTGCATATATGTTATGGTTGGTGCTATTCAAGGACTACTACAAGATTGCTATCTTCGCCAACAAGGGTGAGTTGGCAAGAGAGTTGTTAGGCAGGTTGAAACTTGCGTATGAGTGGTTGCCCAAATGGTTACAACAGGGTGTCATAGAATGGAACAAGGGTAGCATCGAACTTGAAAACAATTCTAAAATCGTTGCATCTGGAACAACCGAAAGTTCTGGTCGAGGAGATACATACAATCTGATTTTCCTAGACGAACTTGCACACATCCACAACAACCTAGCAGAGAATTTCTTCAAATCTACCTACCCAACCATTTCTTCTGGTGACACCACAAAGACCATTATCGTGTCTACTCCGAAGGGCATGAACATGTATTACCGTCTTTGGACGGATGCTCAAGAACATAGAAGTGAGTATGTGCCAATTGATGTTTGTTGGAACCAGATACCTGGTCGGGACGAGAAGTGGAAAGAACAGGTCATCAAGAACACCAACAAAGACCAGTGGGCGCAAGAGTTTGAGTGTGAGTTTATCGGGTCAACCAACACACTTATCCAACCCTCAAAACTACGAACTATGACATTCAAACCACCTATAGACACCTGGTATGACTTTGAAGTCTATGACCGTCCAGAAGAAGGTCACACATATATGTGTAATGTTGATGTGTCTCATGGTCAAGGATTGGACTATCAAGCAATGACCGTGATTGACATCACAGAGATGCCCTACAAACTCATCGGTAAGTTATACAAACGAGAGTTATCGCCCCTGCTGTATCCCGACATCATCCAGAAGGTTGCGAAGGCATATAACAACGCATTTGTCCTCATAGAGAACAATGAGATTGGATTGTCTGTTGCTCAAGCCCTGAACTTCGACTTTGAATATGATAACATACTCATGACATCCTTCCATGGCCGAAATGGTCAAAAACTTGGTGGTGGTTTCGGTGGCCAGAGGTCACAATTTGGTGTCAAGACCACACCTCAGGTCAAGAAGATTGGTTGTTCCAACCTCAAAGACCTACTAGAAAAAGACCAACTGCTTATTGAAGATTTTGAGACCATCGCAGAACTGACGACCTTCGTGTCGGATGGTAAATCATTTTCAGCAGAAGAAGGCGCTAACGACGACTTAGTTATGTCACTGGTAATCTTCGCTTGGGCTGTCGGTCAAGGGTATTTCAAAGAGATGACGGATTCAAACCTCCGAGAGAATCTTTATGCCCAGAAGATGAAACAGATGGAAGATTATATGACACCATTTGGTATCATTGATGACGGGCGAGAAGAAACCCATATCGTGGACAATACAGGCCAGAGGTGGGAAATTGACCAAGAAATGGAAGATTACGCTGACGGGCCCAAATGGATGTGGAGATAATGCTTCAGTTCTTGTATTTTATAAATAATAGAAGTAAACCGTAAAAGAGTTTTATAATTAGATAATAACGAGGAGAATAAAAGATGCCTTTTCAAATCAGTCCGGGCGTTAATGTTACTGAAATTGACTTAACCACCATTATTCCCGCCGTTAGTACCACTGAGGGTGCTGCTGTCGGCGAATTTCTTTGGGGTCCTTTAAATGAAAGAGTTCTTTTAGATTCAGAAAACGAATTAGTGGAAAAGTTTTGGAAACCAGACAATAACAATGCAAATCGCTGGTTCACTTCTGCTAACTTTCTTGCCTATGGAAATGCCTTATATCAAGTCCGTGTAGCATCGGAAGGTGCAAATAACACCTATAATGCTACGTCCGAAGCAACCACAGGAAGTAATACCGCAGGTGCCGGTTATCTTGTAAAGAATGACCAAGACTATGAAGATAATTGGGCCACTGGTTCACTCAATTGTGGTGAATGGATTGCAAAATATCCAGGAACACTAGGCAATTCACTTAAAGTTTCTATGTGCCCATCATCCGCAGCTTTCCAAAGCACACTAACGGGTACCGTTACAGTTACAGCTAATTCAACAACTGTAACTGGTAGTGGTACATCTTTCGTTGGTGAAGTAGAAGTTGGTGACCAGCTTACCATTTTCGGTAAGGAGATTAAAGTTAGTGCTATTGGTAACACAATCTCACTGACCCTTGCTTCTGCTCACTCAAATGGTGCATCAGGAGTTACAGTAACCCGTAGGTGGGAATATTACAATCAAGTTGATGTTGCACCCGGAACGTCAACATATGCAAACAATCTTAGTGGAACAGCTGATGAAATGCATGTCGTTGTCGTAGATGAAGATGGTGACATTTCAGGTGTCGCTGGTCAGGTATTAGAAAGGTATGATGCTCTTTCTGCTGCTTTAGACGCTAAAACAGACAACGGGTCCACAAACTACTATAAAGAGGTTGTCAACCAAAAATCAAGGTGGATTCGTTGGGCAGACCATTTAACTGGTAAAACAAATGCAGGTACTAATGCTAAAGGTGTGACATTTGGCACTCCATCCAAACCTTCAACAAGGTCATTGGCTGGTGGTCGTAGAGGAGCTGCACCTTCAAATGCAGACTTCATTAGGGGATACAATAAGTTTGCAGACCCAGATGAAGTTGATGTTTCATTAATTCTTGGTGGTGATGCTAACCAGACTATCGCATTACACCTTATCAATAACATTGTTGGAGTAAGAAAAGACTGTGTTGTATGTCTATCTCCGCTTCGTGCCAATGTTGTTGACAACTGGGGAAACGAATCAGACAACATTGTGACATATCGTAATACGTTACCTTCATCGTCTTATGCAATTATGGATAGTGGATGGAAATATCAGTATGATAAGTATTTTGACTTATACAGACATGTTCCGATGAATGGTGATATTGCTGGTCTTATGGTCAGGACAGACCTTTCAAGAGACCCGTGGTGGTCACCTGCTGGTTATAACAGGGGACACATTAAGAGTGTTGTCAAACTTGCATATAACCCGACAGCAAAAGCTGATAAGGACTTACTTTATAAGTCTGGTGTCAATCCTATTGTGACATTCCCCGGTCAGGGAACAATCATGTTTGGTGACAAGACGATGCTTGCAAAACCAAGTGCATTTGACAGAATCAATGTTCGTAGATTGTTCATTGTTCTGGAGAAAGCAATTTCAACAGCTGCTAAGTTTATGCTGTTTGAGTTCAATGATGAGTTTACTAGAGCACAGTTTAGGAATATGGTTAACCCATTCTTGAGAGATGTTCAGGGTCGTCGTGGTATCACGGACTTCCAAGTTGTTGCAGATGAAACCAACAATACACCAGAGGTTATTGATAGAAACGAATTTGTCGGTGACATCTATATTGTCCCTGCTCGAAGCATTAACTTCATTCAATTGAACTTTGTGGCAGTAAGAACTGGTGTTGAATTTAGTGAAGTTGTTGGAAAATTTTAAGGAAAAGGAGCTAAACAAAAATGGCATTTAATGTAAACTTATTTCAAGGTGCAATGAAGCTTGGTGGTGCTAGACCTACTCTTTTTGAGGTGTATATCACTAACCCTGTAAATTCAGCTGCGGATATTCAAGTACCATTTATGGCAAAGGCTGCATCTATTCCAGCTTCTACTTTGGGTACGATCCCGGTTAAATATTTTGGCCGTGAAGTTAAGGTGGCTGGGGACAGAACTTATGCTGAATGGAGTGTTACAATCATTAATGATGAAGATTTTGCAATCCGAAATGCATTAGAAGAATGGTCCCATGCGATTAATGGTCCCGAAACCAATCTAAGGAGTTTTGGTTCTGCTTCACCTTCAATGTATAAATCTTCTGCACAGGTAACTCAATTCTCAAAAACTGGTGTCCCCGTAAGGTCATATGATTTTATAGGAATTTGGCCGTCAGAGGTTGCAGCAATTGAACTTTCTTGGGATACTGAAGGAATTGAAGAATATGCAGTGTCATTCCAGTATGATTATTGGAAGATTGCTAGTGGAATCACAGGAAACGCAGGCGCCTAAACGTTTTTTGAAGATTTAGTGAGTTTTATAGGGGCATTACTATATAAATAGTGATGTCCCTATATTTGTATCAATACAAAGAGATTAAAATATGCCTTTTGAATTATTCGGTTTTAGTGTATCCCGCCCAGTAAAAGACAAAAAACGACAGGATAGAGTAAAATCTTTTGCTCCTCCCGATAAAGATGATGGTGCAATTGTTGTTGCTGAGGGCGGTGCCTTTGGTACATTTGTCAATATGGATGGCGCCGGGAAGCTTAAAAACGAAGCACAACTTATCACAAAATACAGAGCCCTTTCACTACAACCAGAAGCGGAATTAGCAATTGACGATATTGTTAATGAAGCCATTGTCATGCAGCAAACCCCACCCTCTCCAGCAATTGAACTTAATCTGGATGATGTAGAACAACCAGAGAAAATTAAAGAGAAGATCAAAGACGAATTTAAACACGTTATGAAAATGTTGGACTTTGACAACGAAGGATATGAGATTTTCAAACGATGGTATGTTGATGGTAGGTTGTATTACCACATAATGATTGATGAACAGAAACCCCGCAAGGGTATTATGGAACTCAGGTATATTGACC